TCTATTTTGGAAGACTATTCGGCTAATTGCAGATTTATTTGCACCTGCAATTATGAGAATAAAATCATGCCAGCACTCAAATCAAGAATGCAGCACTTTCATTTTTCTGCACCAGAGCATGATGATGTGATTATTCGCGCAGCTGATATTCTTGATGCTGAAGGTGTCACGTATGATGTTGACGTTTTAACAAAATATATTTCAGCTGGTTATCCAGATATTCGTAAAATAATCGTGCTGCTTCAACAAAACACGATTGATGGAGTTTTACAAGCAACGAATACTTCAACTGAAGTTGCGGATTTTAAATTGCAGCTCATTGATCTTTTGAAAGAATCAAATATTCGTGAAGCACGAAAACTCGTATGTTCACAGGCAACTCGTGATGAACTTGAAGATGTTTATACGTTTCTTTATAATAATGTTAATATTCTCAGTAATGATGTTGCTGTGCAAGAAGAAGCAATTGTTATTATCGCAAACTATCTATATAAACACTCTTTGGTCGCAGATCCCGAAATTAATATGGCTGCAGCATTCATTGAGCTCAATCAGGTGATTAATGGAAAATAAACGTGCTCTAGACATTTTTTCATTATTTGAAAAAATAAATGCTGGCGAGCATGACTTCTATGATAAACTTACAGCAGAAGAAAAGAAACAATTTTCTGCCCTAATTTTCATGAGGTGGTTATCTGGTACAAACGATGCGTGTCAGATTGTGCTGTTGAATAATTTGGTTAATGAACACGTGTTCAATCTTGGCAAACACCCAAGCCTTTTATCAAAGCTATTGGTTGTCGCAACTACTCGTAAACAAAAAAGGTATCAGTGGTTAAAAGCTAATTCAAAAGCAGCTAAGACAGAAGAAAGGTTTAAAATACTTAACAGATACTATGGGCTATCGAGTAAAGAAGCTAAGCAGCAATTGGAACTGCTGAAAGCAGAAGATTATTTGGAACTAGCTGCTGAGCTAGGTTATCAAAAAGATGAAATTGAAAAATTGAGGAAGGAGTGTAATGCAACCATCTGATACAGCAACACATTCACGAAAGAATAAATTTAGCACAACATGGAAATGTGAATTTTGTGCGAAAGTGTTGTCGTCTGAAAGATCGTTTGAAACACACCGTGAAACCTGTGAAGTAAAAAAGAAAATCGATACATTGAGAACCCCACTTGGACAAATGGCATATGAGTCATATAGGCTGTGGTTTAAATTAAAGGGCCGTAAACAGCCAAGTCATGAAGCTTTTATTGGTTCCAGATATTTCACCCCAATTATTAAATTTTCAGAACAAGCGCGGAAAGTTAAACTTTCGGATTTGGAAATGTTTATAAATTTAATGGTTCGAAAAGATTGGGCCCCATCTCTTTGGAGAAGTGAAAGCGCGTATAAGCTTTATCTTGACGCCTTAAATAAGGAAGATCTTAAAACTTCAGCATTACGTACAATCCAGTTTTTGGATAATTTGGCTGCACAAAAAGATATTCAGATTGAAGAAATATTGCCAGCACTCGGAATTAGAGAAATCATCTCATTAATTAGAGCTAAGAAAATATCACCGGTTATTTTATTGCGATCATCTAAGTTTGAGAAAATGTATTGTGAGCTTGATGAAAATGATACTCATGCACTTCATCAAGTTATTAATGCTACCTACTGGCAAGACCGGATGTCTGAAGATCCTGAAGCCATAATTGAAATAACTGGTTGGTTAAAAGAATTAGGAATTTAAATGGATATTGATATTGATACCCCATCAAAATTTATTGCGGCGACAATATTTTCAAATACTGTTAAGGCAAGTATTTTTGATGGCACAAAAATTACACCACACCCGTGCGGCGTTTACTTTCAAGAAATGCCGGTTGATATTATGACAAATTTGGCAGCTATTCCTTATGATACTGCTGAAGACTTAGGATATACTAAAATTGACTTTTTGCATCTTCGTGTTTACGATCATTTTAAAAATAGAAAAGAAATTGAAGATATGACAAAGCAGTCAACGCCGTGGCAGTTATTACTTTTGCCATCGGTAGTTGAAAAATTATTCCAGCTTTCAAAACATGGGGAACTTTTGAAAAAATTAAAACCAGCTTCGACTTTAGAATTAGCTGATGCTTTGGCTCTTATCCGGCCTGGCAAATCTGATCTCTTACCAATATATCTTAAGAATAAAGATGTGGCCAGAAAATTGCTTTATGCCAAAGAAGAAACTGGTTACTCATTTAAAAAATCTCACGCCATTGCATATGCCATGGTTGTTGAATTACAACTTAAGTTGGCAGATCTTGATAGGTTATAATATTCTGAGATCCCTTTACGCCGGCCACAATAAATAACCAGCAGTTCTCATATTAAACTTTAATTACTTTATAAATGAATACCATAAACGTTATCAAAAGAAATGGTCTCAAAGAGCCATTGACCATTGAAAAATGGCAAAATCAAATCGCAAATGTGTGTAATGGCGTAGCGGATGTGAGCCAGAGCATGATTGAAATAAAAGCTCAACCACATTTCTACGACAAAATTACAACACGTGAGATTGATGAAATTACTCTTCGAGCAATTGTCGATCTTATCGATGTTGAAGCTAATCCAGACATCGGCCACACGAATTATCAATATGTTGCAGGCAAACAACGTCTCAGCATGCTACGTAAAGACGTTTATGGGCAGTATGATCCTCCGCGTTTATTTGAAATCGTAAAGAAAAATATTGCTGCTGGGCTATACACTTCTGAACTTCTTGAATGGTATTCAGAAGATGATTGGAATAAGATGGATGAAATCATAGATCATAGTAAGGATGAACAATATAGCTATGCGGCAATTGAACAATTAATTGAAAAATATCTTGTTCGTAATCGCGCCACAAAGGAAATCTATGAAACTCCTCAAGTTCGTTACATGGTTGCAGCTGCAACTGTCATGCATAAAGAAGAGCCAAATAACGCCAGAATGCGTTATATCAAAGAATATTATACTGCGGCCAGTGATGGTCTTTTCACGCTGGCTACACCGGTTCTTGCCGGGCTTGGTACCCCTACTAAACAGTTCAGTAGTTGTGTTCTTATTCGCAGTGATGATGACCTTGATTCTATCTTTGCTTCTGGCGAGATGATGGCAAAATACGCTGCCAAGCGAGCAGGAATTGGACTTGAAATCGGAAGGCTACGGCCGCTCGGTTCACCAATTCGTGGTGGCGAGGTTATGCATACTGGCATGATCCCATTTTTGAAAAAATGGTTTGGCGACTTACGGTCATGCAGCCAAGGCGGAATTCGCAACGCGTCAGCTACCGTGTTTTACCCAATCTGGCATTATCAGTTTGATGATTTGATTGTTTTAAAAAATAATCAAGGAACTGATGAAACTCGCGTTAGACACTTGGACTATGGCGTAGTATTGAGCGCATTTTTCTTTAGGCGTTTCAAGAATAAACAGGATATTACTTTCTTTGATCCGAATGAAGTGCCAGATTTATATGAAGCATTTTATTCTGATATGAATAAGTTTGAAGCGTTGTATGTGAAATATGAGCAAGATCCAAAACTGCGCAAAAAAGTTATTTCTGCTGAAGAAGTTTTCAAAAGTGGCATTTTAAAAGAGCGCACAGATACTGGTCGCATTTACCTGGTCTTTATTGATAACGTTCTAAAACAAGGTCCATTTGACGGTAAGCATCATCCAATTTACCAAAGTAACCTCTGTCTCGAGATCCTGTTGCCAACAGTTCCGTTTAAATCCCTAGATGATGAAGGTGAATTTAAATTAACACTTGATAATGGACAAGAATTAACATTGCCGGGACAACATAAAGTTTTATTGGCTAATGGAGATAAAAAGAAAGTTAGAGAGTTAACCGAAGAAGATGATATACGGGATTTATTATTATGAAAATTTATAAACCAGCATATCTATACATAAAAATACACAATAAAACAGGTTTAAAATATTTTGGAAAAACATCACAAGATCCATATGCATATTTTGGTAGTGGAATTGATTGGTTAAAACACTTAAAAACATATGGCTATGATATTTCTACAGAATTGTTGAATGATAATAAACCATATACTGATGAAAACAAATTAATTGAAGATGCGATAAAGTTTTCTATAGAGAATAATATAGTTGAGTCATGCAAATGGGCGAATAAAAGAATTGAAAGCGGTGATGGTGGCGATACTTCCATGTGTGAAAACTATATAAAAGCTATGGCATCAAGAAACCAGCGTGGTCCTAATAATCCAATGTGGGGTAAAAAATCCGTCGCAAAAGGAAAAACTTATGAAGAAATGTATGGGATAGAAAAAGCAAATCAGTTAAAATCTGAAAGAATAAAATCAGCAACTGGTAGAAAATTATCCACAGAATCTTTAGAAAAGATGGCAAAATCTATCTCAGCAGCAACAAGAGGAATTCCAAAATCTGAACAACATAAAAAGAATATGAGAAAACCGAAGACACAGGAACATAAAAATAACCTTAAAGGTCCACGCGAAAGAATAGAATGTCCGCATTGCAAAAATGTAGGCGGAATAAGCCAAATGAAGCGCTGGCATTTCTATAACTGTAAATTATTTAAGGATAAAAATGAAAGTAATTAAAAAGGAATGCATTAGAAAAGTACCGCAAATTGCGCTGTGTACACTTGGTAGTATAAATTGGGGCAGCTTTAGACACCCAGAAGACATGCGTCGGGCGTGTCGCATACTTCATCGCTCTCTTAACAATATACTTGATTACCAAGATTTTTTGAGTATTCATAGCAAATTGTCGAATGACTTTATACGGCCGCTGGGTATCGGTGTTACTAATTTAGCATACTGGCATGCAAAACGCGGATTAAAATATGGAACAGCAGAGGCATTACAGGAAGTAAAATCTTTCATGGAACATCAAGCATATTACTTGACAGAAGCTAGCGTAGAACTTGCTAAAGAACGTGGTGCATGTCTTCATAGTGATAAAACGCGGTATGGACAAGGATTTTTCCCATGGGAATTACGCGCTGAAGGCGTGAATGAACTTGCAAATTTTGCACCAGAGCTGGATTGGGAAACATTACGCGGCAATATGAAAAAGTATGGCGTGCGCAACGCAACTCAGATGGCGGTAGCACCAGTTGAATCGAGCTCAGTTGTTATCAATTCAACTAATGGAATTGAAATGCCAATGAGTTTAATTTCAACCAAAGAAAGTAAAGCTGGTTCATTTACCCAAGTGGTTCCTGAATATCATAAATTAAAAAATAAATATCAACTTATGTGGGAACAAGAAGATTGTGTTGGCTATTTAAAAACCGCTGCAGTTATTGCAGCTTATGTTGATCAAAGCATCAGCACGAATACTTTTTATTCGCCAAAGCATTTTCCAGATCGTAAAGTTCCATCAACATTAATTGCAAAGAATTTGATGTTGGCACACCATTGGGGGATAAAAAGCTTCTATTATAGCCTCATTGAAAAACAAGGTTCAAAATTTGTAGATGAAACGCCGCAAGATACACCGCTTAAACAAATCGATTTTGACGATGAATCCGATTGTGAAAGCTGTAAACTTTGACAAGCAAAATAATAGCATGAATTACAAAAAACACTATAATCTGTTAATTGAAAGAAGCCGCAATAGAATAATTGAAGGATATGTTGAAAAACATCATATTATCCCCAGATGTCTAGGCGGCTCTGACAATATAGACAATATCGTAGTATTGACTCCAGAAGAGCATTTTTTAGCACATCAGCTTTTACTCAAAATGCACCCCAACATTCAATCTCTGGTATATGCCGCAGTTTTAATGACCACTCATCATACTAAACAGCGGGTCAATAATAAGCTGTTTGGCTGGCTTAAACGGAGAGCATCGACAGCTAGAAAGCAGTGGTATGCTGAAAATGAACACCCTAAGGGAATGTTAGGAAAAATTCATACTGAAGAAAAGAAACAACAAATATCAGCGTCTACTAAAAAATCAAAGATAGAATCAATTGGAGTCAAAGTATACGCGTACAACTTAGATGGATCTTTTTATAAAAAATATTTAACTTTGACAGATTGCGCTTTGGATCTAAAAACAAATGCTTCTAATGTGAAATATACAGCAGAAGGTAAATTTGGGCACTGTAAAGAAAAACAATTAAGATACGAGTTTTCAGAAAGCTTGCTTGCTTATAAAAAATCTAATCCTTTAAAAGGGAAGAAAAAGTCAGAAGAACACATTGAGAATATGAAAAAATCTTTTAAGAATCGTCCTAAAAGAACACCTGAACAAAATGCTGCGCACAGCGCAAAAATGAAAGAATATCACGCAAGGATAAAAAATGTCAAAACAACAGTATGATTTAACCGCGCCAACAAATTACTTAACTCGCAAAATGTTTTTGGATCCGGCGGGTCCAGTTACTATTCAACGTTTTGAAGAATTTCGTTACCCTCGTATTGCCAAATTTGAAACAACTGCTCGTGGTTTCTTTTGGGTTCCGGAAGAAGTATCATTAACCAAAGATGCGGCTGATTTCAAAGATGCATCTGAAGCTATTAAACATATTTTTACGAGCAATCTTCTTCGTCAAACGGCGTTAGATAGTCTTCAAGGCCGTGGCCCAACACAAGTATTCACCCCAGTTGTTTCACTGCCTGAGCTAGAAGCGCTGATGTTTAATTGGGGCTTTTTTGAATCAAACATTCATAGCCGCTCATACAGCCATATTATCCGTAACATTTATAATGTTCCTAAGGATGTTTTTAATTCAATCCATGATACTAAAGAAATCATTTCAATGGCCGCAAACGTAGGCCGATATTATGATCGATTACATCATTTGAATTGTCTATCTGAAATTGATAAATCTAGCGTTAACGAACAGGATGTTATCGAAGCAATTTGGTTAGCGCTAAACGCTTCATATGCTTTAGAGGCTCTTCGCTTCATGGTTTCATTTGCGACCAGTTTGGCAATGGTAGAAAATAAAATTTTTATCGGCAATGGAAATATCATCAGCTTGATTTTACAAGATGAACTGTTGCATAAAGAATGGACCGCATACATCATAAATCAAGTTGTTAAAGAAGACGAAAGATTTGCAGTAGCAAAAGTTAAATGCGCCGATGAAGTTATGAAGATGTACCAAGAGGTTATTGCTGAAGAAAAAGCTTGGGCCGATTATCTTTTCAAGAAAGGTCCTGTGATTGGCCTGAACGCCGCTATTCTTAAGGAGTTCGTTGATTTTACTGCCGTAAATGCTTTGCGTGAAATTGGTCTAAAATATCATGGACCTAAAGCGACACCAATTCCTTGGTTCAACAAGCACGCAGATACAAGCAAGAAGCAGACTGCGCTTCAAGAAAATGAAAGCGTGAACTACGTTATTGGTGTCATGTCTGATAGTATAGATTATAATCAACTTCCAGACATCTGATTTTTACGCAACTGTTGTTAAGGAGCGATGATGAATGTTATGTTGCGGTGCCTTTATGGTTCAAGGCTATACGGAACACATACCACAAACAGCGATTATGATTATCGAATCGTAACTCTGCCGGATATTTCAGATCTGCTTTTATGTCGTGAGGTGGGGATTGTCCAGGCTGAGCGTGATATCCAGCATGTTCCAGTTCAGGTTTTTATCTCAGCATATGAAACTGGGCAAGCATATGCGATCGAGCTGGCATGGCACGTGGCTGAAAATTATTTCGACTCAGAACTCATCTTAGATTGCCATCCAGAATTTTATGCTCTATGTTCTGAGTTAACACAAGCTAGCCGGCCACCAATTTTAAAAATGGTATCTTACGCCAAGGCCATGGCACATCGTTACGTTGGTGCCAACAGGCGGTTAAATCAGCTCTCACAATTAAGAGATCGACTTTTCTCATATGATGAAAAGAGCAGTATTCAACACACCTTGGACGCAGGACTAGATTTATCAGGACTAGATGAAATTATCGAGTATAAGGAAGGAGCTCATTTTATTAAACTCCTATATGGCAACTGTCATCGCACTCACCTGCTCACTGTTAAACTTTCGCAGTTAATAAATGCTGTCGG